GGACAATACATTGTCACACTTGTAGGCGTTTCTGCGACAAGCGCAGTTGAAACGGTATCAATCGGTGGCTTTGAAATAGATGTTTCAGAAGTTCTTAACAGTGTCTCTGCCACTGGTGCGGTTGGCACTGTTGCTATTAGTAATAGTGTCACACTTACGGGTGTAGCTGCTACAGGCGCAATAGGCACTATTGAGGACCAAGTAACTGATGTACTAACTGGCGTAGCTGCTACAGGTGCTATTGGCACTATCAAGCCAAACGTAACAGAGATTATTTCCGGTGTTAGTGCAACAGGCCAGATAGGGACTGTTGAAGATAAACCAACGGAGATACTAACTGGAGTATCTGCTACGGGTGCTATTGGTACAGTAGCCCTTGCAAATACAGTGACACTTTCTGGTGTTGCTGCCACAGGCTCCGTAGGAACTGTAGAAGATAAAGTTACGGAAATCCTCACAGGGGTATCTGCAACAGGTGCTGTTAATACCGTAACAGTTACTAACGACAGTAAGATTGTTCTGACAGGCGTGGCCGGTACGACTAACGTATCTGCCGTAGAGCCACAAGTAACAGAAAAAATAAGTGGCGTAGAGGCTACTGGCTCACTTGGCACCATACTCATATTGGGTGGAGAGGTCGATGTTTCAGTTACTGGCGTGGCTGCTACAGGAGCAGTTGGTTCTGTTTCAGCAAATCCGGGTGCAGGTCTTACTGGTGTAGTAGCTACTGGGGGTATCGGTACACTTGCAATTTCCAACACTGCAGGTCTTACTGGTGTAGCGGGAACAGGTGCTGTCGGCACATTCACAATTGCTAATAGTGCAGGTCTTTCTGGTGTGGCTGGTACAACAAGCGTATCAGCAGTCGAACCACAGATAACAGTAAAGATAGGTGGCGTAGCAGCTACAGGTTCAATTGGAACCCTTACCGTAACTACTGGTGTTAGACAAGTAGTTGTTGGTGTAGTTGGCACTGGTCAAATTGGTACAGTATCACCAAATGTAGCAGAAGACATAACTGGTGTGGCAGCTACCGGGGCTATCGGAACTGTCTCTCCAAATGTAGCTGATGTTTTATCTGGTGTATCTGCAACAGGCGCAGTAAATACTGTAACTGCAAATACGGGTACAACGCTTACAGGTGTAGCAGGAACAGTTTCCGTAGCTGCCGTAACAGCGGGTACCGGCACACTTGAAGTAGACGTACTTGAAAGTCTCACAGGCGTAAGTGCCACAGGCGCTGTAGCTGGTGTTGAAGTCAAAGTTACAGAGATACTAACAGGTGTAGCAGGCACAGGACAAGTTGGTTCAGTAACGGTAGGAGTTGGTGCTGGCCTTACGGGCGTAGAAGCCACAGGACAAGTTGCAGAACTAGAAGTCGGTACAGGCACACTTGAAGTTGACGTAGTAGAAATACTAGGCAGCGTAGGCGCTACAACTTCTATAGGCACAGTAAAGCCGAATGTAACTGAAATATTCTCTACTAACCTTCTGACAGGTTCTATAGGAACGCTATCAACAACTGCAGTTCAGTTTGATTTTGAAGCAGTCAAAGATGCCTACGACAGAAGCAGAACAGTATATATCACAGGCTTTACAGAAAGTTCTAAAGACCGCAGAGTATACGTACAAAGAGAAACAAGAAAGATATATGTCGAAAGATTTTCTACTGCGGCAGAACGCAGGGTAAGAACATCAAAGGCAGCATAGGAGTATTAGATGTCATTTAGGTGGCCCGTAAAAGACCCGGACGAGACGCTAGACTATAGTGTAGATTGGTCTCGTTTTTTAGGCAGTAATACTATTAGCGCAATTGTTTGGTCTGTGCAAACACCGGAGATTGGTAAAACAACTTTGGCTGCGGGGCAGACACTTACCACAGCTTCTAGCAGTGCAGTAACAGATAGCATTCAGAATGTGTCACAAACAAACACATCTACTGTAGCTACAATTAATATTGCAGGTGGAGTATTAAATAGAGAATACACATTCACGTGTCGTATGACGGACAATACAGCTAGTGTGGCTGAACGCACCATTAAACTTGTGATAAGAGAGAAATAATGGCATACGATTATTTAGGACTTGTAAACGATATCAATAAAAGACTTAACGAAGTTGAGTTGACAACGACTAACTTTGCTAGTGTCACAGGATTTTATGCTCACGCAAAGGATGCAGTGAACGCTGCAATACGAGATATCAACCAGCATGAGTATAACTGGCCTTTTAATCACGTTATGCAAGAAGATACACTCACATCCAATGTGACCCGCTATGCTTTTCCTCACGATACAAAACTAATTAACTTCAATACATTCCGAATAAAAGAAGATACTACACTAGGTAATCCTACTACTAAACTGGGGGTTATTACTTATGAAGAATATTTGGAAAAGTACGTAGACCAAGAATACAATTCTACTGGCAGGCAGGGTGTTCCGCAGCTTGTTGCACATGGACCTGCGCTAGAGTATGTCATAACACCGGAACCAGATGCTGCCTATACAGTAGTCTACGAATATTATCGTATCCCTGTAGATTTAGAGTTGCATGACGACGTTCCAAACATACCGGAAAGGTATCGTCATATTATTGTAGATGGTGCCATGCATTATGCCTACATGTTTAGGGGCAATACGCAAGACGCACTTGTTGCCAAAGAAAAGTTTGAAGAGGGTATTAAGAACATGCGTTCTACTCTTATCAACAGAACCTACTATGTTCGTTCTTCTATGATTGCTGCTAGTACCGGCGGTGGTCGCATGGGCTATGCGAGGTTGCCCATCTAATGGCAGACAATTGGCAGACGTATTCGTTTCTGTTTCAGGGTGGCTTAATTACAAACCTTGCTCCTTATCAGCATGGTATCCAAGCCCCCGGTTCAGCACGTATACTGCGCAACTTTGAACCGTCCGTGTTTGGTGGCTACCGAAGGGTAGAGGGATACACTAAGTACGATATTGCTACCGTTCCAAACTCTGGCAATATTCGTGGCATAGTTAGATACGGAACTAATGTATACGCAGCAAGAGGAGATGATTTATTCCGGTCTAGTGGTACTCTTATCACTGCCAAAGTAAACGGGGCTGTTACTTCCTCCGCTACTGTAACAGTAGATACCAAAGCTGGCACTATCGCCACAGGTATGCAAATTGTAGGCACCGGCATTACCGGCACCGTAACCGTTAACAGTATATCTGCGCAGACTACCACCACAGCCACGGTTGTTCTTTCTACAACAGTGACAATAGCAAACGATGTAGACGTAACCTTTTCGGCAGGTTGGACACAGATTACAGATAACGGCACGTACAGCAGTGCTGGCGTAACTCTAGGGGGTACAGGCAAAGTAAGATTTTTGAAGTACGACTTTGATGGTACAGAAAAAATACTTATCGTAGATGCTACAGGAAAACCGTTTAGATTTGATGGCTCAACATTTGCACAGCTATCTTCATTGCCTACGTCCACATCTGGTGCCAGTTTTGTTGTAAACTTTAAAAACCACGTAATACTAGGCAATGGTAAAAAACTTATTTTTTCTGCGCCATATGAAGACGATGACTTTACCGTAGCCAACGGTGGTGGTGAAATAAATATTGGCGATACAATCACAGGTTTGATTGTTTTCCGTGAACAACTTGTCATTTTTTCTGAAAGTAGCATCAACGTATTAAACGGAAATAGTGTAGTAGATTTTACACTACAACCTGTTTCACGAGACTTGGGTTGCGTTGCCGAAGACACAGTACAAGAAATTGGTGGTGACATTCTTTTCTTGGGACCAGATGGACTCCGCACATTTAGTGCAACAGATAAGATTGGTGACTTTAGTCTTGCTGTTGTATCTAAGCCCATCCAAACTGAAATGATTGACTTGATTGGGTCTAGCCCAGATGGATTTAATAGCACTGTTATTCGTGAAAAAAGTCAATACAGAATATTTGGATTTAATAGTGGCTTTCAGGATACTGCGGCAAAGGCTGTTGCAGGAACGCAGTTACAAGAGGGCTTACAGTGGAATGACCTAAGAGGCTTTAACGTCTTTAGTATATTCAGTGAGTATGACGGTTTTACAGAACGCATTTACTTTGGCAATTCTGATGGCTACATTTATCAGATGGAGCAAGGAAATACTCAAGACGGTACACATATTTCTGCCACTTTTGCTACACCGTTTGTATCCTTGCAAGACTCAGAAATTAGGAAAACCATATACAAAGGTAGTACCTATCTTGATGTTAACGGAACATTTGATTTGGAGTTTTCGTTAAAGTTTGACTTTGACCAACCAGCGGCTGTGCAACCTGACTCTGTTCTTAGCACGGATGCTGCAGCAACAACATTCTTTGGTTCAGGTATATATGGCACTTCTATATTCGGCACGAAACAAAAAGCCATATACGAAGTGCAAACTGTAGGGTCAGGATTTACTGTGTCTATACTATATGAAACAACAGGCGAGGGAACAGACAATGTTTTTTCAATTGATGCTGCGACACTGGAATACGCCGTAAACGATAGGAGATAAATATGGGTACAGGTTATGTACGCAACGACACATCCAATAACATTGCGGACGGTAACGTCATCAACGCATCAGACCTTGATGGAGAGTTTGATGCCGTACAAGCCGCCTTCAACGCTTCTAGTGGACACAGCCACGATGGCACAGAAGGTGAGGGGCCGCAGATTGGGGCAGGTGGTATTGCCAACAACGCTGTCGCACTTGGTACTAAGACAACAGGTAACTATGTAGCAAGCCTGACAGCAGGTGCCTTGATTGACCTGCAAAACAATTCTGGCGAAGGTGCAACGCCAACTATTGACGTTGACCTGACAGAACTAACAGACATGACGCAGACTGCTGTAGGTGGTGACGAACTGGTCATTCTGGACGGAGGTGCATCCGGCACACAAAAACGTAAAGCAATTAGTGAGATACCTCTTAGTATCTTCAACAACGACAGCAGTTTCTCTAGCACAACAGGTACAGTAACATCCGTAGGCGTTACCGCTGGTGCATTGATTGATGTCACAGGAGACACTACAATCACCTCGTCAGGCACTGCTACCATTGCAGTAGACCTTACTGAACTTGCGGACATGACGCAGACTTTTGTGGCCGCTGACGAGTTTGTAGTTCTTGACGGCGGTGCAGCCGGTACACAGAAACGTAAGCCAGCCAGCGAAATTCCTATCAGCGTATTCAACAACGACAGTGGGTTTACATCTAACACTGGCGACATTACAGGCGTTACTGCAGGTACAGGCTTGTCTGGTGGTGGCTCATCTGGTGCTGTAACCCTTGCTGTAGACTTGTCAGAACTTACCGACATGACACAAACTATGGTTGGTACGGATGAATTTATTGTTCTTGACAATGGGGCTGACAGACGCAAAGCTGCTAATGAAATACCCCTCAGTATTTTTAACAACGATAGTGGCTTTACGACAACAAGTGGTACAGTTACTAGCGTGGCTGTGGCTGCTGGCAATCTTATTGACGTATCTGGTGATACCACCATCACATCTTCAGGTACAGCCACGATTGCTGTAGACCTGTCTGAACTTAGCACATCTACATCAGATGGAGACGGTGACTTCTTTGCTGTTATTGACAGTTCTAACAATCAGAAGAAACTGACTAAAGGCAACATTAACCTATCTGGTTTTAACAACGACAGCGGCTTCATCACTTCATCCTCTACATCACTGCCGGTGGAAAACAATAGTGGTACTACGCAGTTTACTTCCACTAACTCAACGGGCATACAATTCGCTGCTGCTGGTTCAGCGAGTGTTGCATTTGATGCTGCAAACCAGCGTGTAACCTACACGGTCACGGAGACAGACCCTGCTGCCCTAGCATTTGCTATTGCATTAGGGTAAAAAAACACTTGACATCCATATAAAAATATGGTATAATTAATGTAAATTAGGAGTAAGAAATGGCAAACGCATTTCTAAGCGAAACGGATACAGCAGTTGGTACAGGCGCAGCCACCATTTACACTTGTCCGTCAAGCACTGAAACTACCGTTATTGGAATGTCCATTGCTAATATTGTTACTAGCCAGATTACAGTTAGTGTAAAGCTAAATGGTTCTGGTCGTAGCAGTGGTGCAGTTGACAATGTGCATCTTGTAAAGGATGCGCCTATTCCAGTAGGCGGTACACTCGTAGTGATTGGCGGCGACCAAAAAGTTGTAATGGAACCCGGCGATACTATTACCGTGCAATCCGATACTGCATCATCTGCTGATGTAGTTCTTAGCCATCTTGACATTACGTAAGGATTAACTCATGTCGTTTCTTGGTAACGCTGTTGCTACACACTTTGAAACTACACCGGCTGTTCAACGGTTTAGCGGAGATGGTAGCGACACGACATTCACACTTAACCGCACTGTAGCTAGTGTGCAAAGTGTCCTTGTATCTGTAGACGGTGTTGTGCAGGATACAAGTGCGTATACTATTCCTGATGGCACAACTCTCACCTTTACTGCAGCCCCCTCCTCTGGTACAAACAATATCTTTGTAAATTATCTTGACCTCGCCCGTGGGTCAGTGACTATCCCTGCAGAAAACAAAGGTAACTTCAAGGGTGGTGGACTGTTTCGCACTAACGCACAGAGCCTAACCAGCAACATAACCATCCTTGCAACGGAGAACGCAAACGTGACAGGCCCGTTCACTGTAGCCAGTAGCGTGACCCTGACTGTTGAAGACGGTGGGACATTGGTGACGCTATGAGTACGCTAAAGGCAGATACCATTCAGAGTACAGGCGGCGGTGCGGCTACGCTGACGAAGCAAAGTGCGGCCAAACTTTATAGTCACGTTGACCAGACTACATCTTCACAAACCATTAGGAAGTCTTTTAATTTAAGCACGATTGCAGATAGTGGTTCAGGCTATACAACATACAACATAACTTCAGCAATGGATGGCATATATTATTCCGTAACTGCAGCAGTGGGCAATGTTGATGCTGGAAATAGCTGGCCCGACAGACTTATTTTGTTCACTAAACCTACAAGTAACTACAAGATTACTCCTACAGCGACGGCCTTCACTACTGTGGTTACAGACACTTCTGGGAACAATGACGATTATGAACACCTATGTAATGCCGTTCACGGAGACCTCGCATGAGTAGCATTCTTGTAGACAATCTCACAGGCAAGACTACTGCGGGTAATGTGACTGTAACATCTGAAGGCGGCGCAGCTACTATGCATATGCAGCAGGGGCTGTGCAAGGCGTGGGTAAGATATGATGCTACAAACACCGACAGCATAAACGACAGCTTGAATATATCATCAGTTAGAGATGGTTCAGGTGCCGGAAAGCAAGGTATTACATTGTCTAGTGCAATGAATAACACGAACTGGTCTGTTCAGTGTACAGGCACAGGTGCTGGGACTTCTGGAGGCACTATAACTTTGGACTCTTCAGGTTGGCAAGGTAGTGGAACATCGCCGTATAGAACTACAACGCAAGCTAACATGAGAGGTGTTGATTTAGCGACTGCGGCCCTCGTAGACCATGACGATTGTAATGTAGCTTGTTTTGGAGACCTCGCATAATGGCATTCGGTATAATTAAAGCAGATACCCTGACGCACTCAACTGCGGGTTCGCTGGCTACGAATTTTGTTGTGAATGGTAGTGCTAAGGCGTGGTTGTTTGGCACTACTACAGCGGGGACAACTGATTCTTTTAATGTTGGCAGCGGAACTGACCACGGAACAGGTGATTATAGTTACAGTTTTACTAATGCTATGACTAATGATGATTACTCACAGTCCGGCATGGCATCCAGCACTGACCAACGACGGAATATCACACAAAATGGCGCAAGGTATTCAGCTTCCACTATTGCTGTAGAACTTTCTGATGCGGGAACCCTCGATAATACAAATCATTGCGTTACAATTCACGGAGAACTCGCATGACAGTGACACCAGAGTTTCAAGGCACACATCTATGGGACAGGCTCTGCTGGGCCAAAGAGAACCTTGATGCTGTGCAATCAGACTATCGGGTTGTCTATGAGGACAGCATTGATGAATGTGCAAAGATACTGGTTCCTGACCCTAACTGGATGGCGTGTGCCTTGCAGGGCGGTATCCTGCCACCTGTCCAAGTTTATTGGGAACTAGCAAAGGACGAGGCGCAGCCTGACTTTAAGAAGCACACTCGTGGCTACCTGTTGCACAATACCAAGCCTGTTGATGCAATGACAGAAGAACAGGCGATTGAGTACCTGATTATGAAAGACGTACCACAGTCCGTATGGAGGGCGTGGAACGAGGGCAATAAACCTAAGATGGTTATCTGCCGCAAAGAACAGCTTCCCGGCACACGTGAGTGGCGCAATGCTTGGAAGATTACTGAAGAACTTGGCGTCACAGATTTAGCAGCCTAAGAGGAGAAACCTAATGGCAAAAACATACATCGTAGACAAGGACGGAAATCAGATTGATGCCGCTACGGCAACCGTTCCTTCTGACCGTCACTTTCGTGGTGCATGGTCATTAAATGGCAAAGTCATCTCTGAAGACATGGATGCAGCCAAAGTAATCTTCAAGGACAAAATCCGTGAAGTACGTGGTCCACTGCTTGAGGCAGAGGACGTAGTATACATGAAAGCACTTGAGGCAGATGATGCGTCTGCCAAGACTGCTTCTGTAGCTAAAAAGAAGGCACTGCGTGATGCACCTGCTGCACAAGCAATTACAGATGCAGACACAATTGCAAAGCTGAAAGCAGCTTGGGATACATCTGTACTGGGCGATAGCCCTTACGCATAAGGATAACTAGCATGGCTTTGACACAAGTCGTAAACGACGGGTTAGCATACAGCGGCATGCCTACAGGAGCAATCCTTCAGGTTAAACGCACAATAAAAACTGATATTGGTAGTTTTGCGTCCGCTAATACTGATACTTACGCCGATATTCCCGGTATGTCCGTGGCGATAACACCCAAGTTTACAAGCAGTGATATACTGGTATTTTGGTCAATCAACATATCTCAAAGCACCACAGCTACGCAGCATGTTCGACTGCTGAGAGGAAGTACGGCAATTGCAATTGCGGACCAAGGCAACTCAGCACAACTAAGAAATTTTGCCGTATTGAGACCCGCCAGCACTCCATATGATTTAGATATCGGAAATGTAAATGGTTTTGCTTTGGACTCTCCATCATCAACGTCAGAACAAACCTATAAATTGCAAGGGACTTTAGGACATACCTATAGCGGCAATTACTACATTAACAGGGGAAAATTAGATACAGACGAAGACTATTCTGGTCGGACCGTTTCACACATAATGGTGATGGAGGTTGCGGGATGACAATGCGCCATGAAGCAATCTATGCCCTGTATAACAATGTTGTCACTATATCGGGAGATGGGGCAAATACCGTTGCAAAAGATGTGAACGGAAATGTCGTAAGTTGGGATGCAACGGCAGTAGGCAATAAAGAAACAGAGTTACTAAATGCGCTGAAGCTAGACATGCTTCGTGCAGAAAGAAACCAGCGGCTTGCCGACACTGACCACTATGGCTTGTCTGACCAAACCATGACAAATGCTATGTCAACTTATCGCCAAGACCTGCGTGATATTACAGACAGTGCCACAAGCCTTGACGACGTAACGTGGCCGACCAAACCGTAAGGAATAACTATGGCATACATAGGTAAATCACCACACAGAGGTGTTCGCAATCGCTTCGTTTATCAAGCTACTGCTGGTCAGACTAGCTTTAGCGGCAGTGATGGAGACAGTAAGACACTCACCTATACAGACAGCCTGTACATGGACGTGTATCAGAACGGTGTTCTTCTCAAGCCGGGTACAGACTACACAGCCACGACAGGTACAACAGTCGTGCTGGTAACTGGTGCGTCACTAAACGACGTAGTTGAGATGGTTGTGTATGACACGTTTGGTGTAGCTAACACGTACACCAAAACAGAAAGTGACACACGCTACCCATTCAAGGGTAACAACAGCATCATCCGCCTCAATGGTCAGACCATCAGCGCAGACATCACGATTGACAGCGATGAGAACGGTGTGTCGGCAGGACCGATTACGCAGAGTGCTACCGTCACTGTTAATGGATATTGGAGCATCGTATGACCAGCGTATTGAATGTAGACACGATTGCTGACAAGGCGGGTACTGGTCCGGTTGCGCTGACGAAGCAACAGGCTGCAAAGGCGTGGGTTGTGTGGACTACAGGTGACGGTCACGCCGTATTCGACAGCTTCAATGTTTCTACTATTGTGGATGATGGAACAGGACTGACAACTGTAAACTACACAAACTCATTTGGTAATGTGGACTATACCATAACAACTGGCTCTGCCATGTATTACGCTGTAGTTGGTGGAACAACATTTGCTTATGAAACGTGGCCTAGACCGGGTTCAAATTTCGTTGGAAGCACCAGTTATACCGGAGGATTTAATAATAATACCGGCTCTAACATTACGGCTCACGACATGACCACTGGCAACCGTTGTCAGTCAGTAAACTTCGGAGACCTCGCATAATGGCAAGCGTACTTAAAGTCGATACACTCACAGGAGTAACCACGGCTGGGTCTATTGCGGTTACCGGCGAGGGCAACTCCACGACTACAAACTTGCAGCAGGGGCTGGCGAAACACTTTATAAATATGTTTGGAGATGACGCCAGTATTCGTGACAGTTTCAACACATCGTCAACCAGCGACGATGCGACAGGGAAAAAAACAGTGAATCTAACTACCAGTCATGGCAGCGCAGATTTTGCTCCGGTTTCATCTGTAGGTGAAACAATTAGTAGTGCGGGTAACAGGTCTTCAACGACCTCTCCAACGGACTCAAACACATATTTGTTTTATACTTCGTCGTCTAACAGCGGTGCTTACAACGATAACGATTATCAGACTGCCGCAACACACGGAGACCTCGCATAATGGCCAGTGAACTCAGAGTAAACACCCTGAAGGATGCTAGCGGGAACAACAGCATTGCCACCAGCTTTGTAGCAGGTGGTAGTGCGAAAGTTTGGCTTGATG